AGATTATCCGCCCGTTATCGAGCGTGACTACGAAGACAGAGAGTTGTACGTGGTGGGAGCGTCCGGGTGTCGTGACGACATCCATTCGCATATCACCACTACTCCTTCTCTTCGACGGTTAAAAGTCACGTCGGCAGCGGGGTGGGACACTCCAGGCTGGCGGAAGATCCGGAACGCGGGGGGCTTGTTGCCCTTCTCCAAATGGTCTCGGTTTTCCATCGAAGGTTCCGCCCAGGTGGGCGAGCTCGAGTGGTGTACCGGGCCGAATGGTTCACGCTATCGGTGGGATAATTTCTTTACTGGTCTCGTCGACTTGGACCTTAGTCCAGACGATTTGATCAGTAGAGTTGGTATCCCGGACTTGTCGTACTTGGTACAACAAGCAGCCTCTGCGATTTATAGCGGGGGCTTCGATGCGCTGACGTTCCTGGCTGAAATCAAACAACTACGTTCCATGTTAACGGGCGTAGGCTCCAAGCTCTCCTCCCTTACTCAGGGAAAGAGCCCAGGCAGGATTCACAATCTCTGGCTGGAAGGCCGCTACGGGTGGCGCACGCTGCGCTACGATGTAGAGGACTTTGTGGAGTATTTGGGTTCAGTCAATGAAGGCCGCAGTCGTTTCCGAGCATCCAAGGGATTCGACATCTCTGGGAGCTCTAACGACTACGTTGAGTCGACCGCTTCCGGTCTCGTACTCGGAGACAGTATCGACATTAGTTGGACTGGATCTGTTCGCGGGACCGTGGTAGCCGACATCGACGTTCCTGAGCTAACGTTTAACCCTTTGACAACGGCATGGGAAGTCACTAGACTTTCATTCGTTGTTGATTGGTTACTGAACGTTGGTCAGGCGCTTGAAGCGGCCTCTTTTCTGCTCCTATCCAAACAGCATGTTAGTGGTGGAGGATACAAGGTCAACTTTGACCTTGCCTTTCACCGCACGCTCGCTGGAGTTACGGGATCCCAGATTGTGTATGGCTGTGAAGCCAACTCGTCTGCCCGTGCTTTGGTCACTAGGAGAGATCCTGTGTCTATCGGTGTTGTACCTCAC